GATTCGAGGGCGGGGGAATGCGATACCTGCGCTTCCGCCGCTGGCTGTCCGAAGTGCTGCAATCGGCCGGTGGTCTGGACGCCGTATACTACGAGGAGGTCCGGCACCACGCCGGTGTCGATGCTGCCCACGCATACGGCGGGTTCCTCGCCACGCTCGCCGCGTGGTGCGAGCATCACGGCATCCCGTACCAGGGCGTGCCTGTCGGCACGATCAAGAAGCATGCAACTGGCAAAGGAAACGCAAGCAAGGCGGAGATGGTCTCCGCCATCCGCGCGCTCGGGCACCGGCCAGCGGACGACAACGAGGCGGATTCGCTGGCGCTGCTCGGCTGGGCGATCGAGGCTCATCGCATTGATAGAGATTGACCATGAATGCTTCGTGGATCGCCGATAAGATCGAGCGATGGCCGGTTGAAAAACTGATCCCGTACGCCCGCAACGCGCGCACGCACTCGGACGCGCAGGTGGCGCAGATTGCGGCCAGCATCCGCGAGTTCGGCTTCACCAACCCGGTGCTGATCGATGGCGGCGGTAACATCATCGCCGGACATGGCCGCGTGCTGGCGGCGCGCAAGCTTGGCATGCAGGAGGTGCCATGCATCCGCATGGAGCACCTGACGGACGCGCAGCGGCGCGCCTACATCATCGCCGACAACAAGCTGGCGCTGAACGCCGGGTGGGACGAGGAGATGCTATCCATCGAGCTGGATGAACTCGCGGAAAGCGGCTACGAGCTGGCGCTCACCGGATTCGATGAGGGCGAGATCGGGCACCTGCTTGACGAGCTCGGGAGGCAGGCCACAACCGAGGATGCAAGCGCCAACGAGGAGGCGGCCGAGGACGAGATACCCGATCCGCCCGCGGTCCCGGTCACACGGCCTGGCGATTTGTGGTTGATGGGCGAACACCGGCTGATATGCGCCGATGCCTCTGACCGCGAGTCCATGCAGCGCCTGATGGCCGGCGAACTGTCGCACCTCGTCTTCACCAGCCCGCCGTATGCCAACCAGCGCGACTACATCACCGGCGGCATCAAAGACTGGGATGCCATGATGCAGGGCGCGTTCAGAGCGGTGCAAACGGCCCTGCGCAACGACGCACAGATCCTGGTGAATCTTGGCCTCGTCCACCGCGACAATGAATGGCAGTCATACTGGGACGGATGGATCGAGTGGATGCGCGCGCAGGGCTGGCGTCGCTTCGGCTGGTACGTCTGGGACCAGGCCGTGACGATGCCTGGCGATTGGGCCGGGCGGCTCGCCCCTCGGCACGAATTCGTCTTCCACTTCAACCGCCACTCGCGCAAGCCGAACAAGATCGTGCCATGTAAGTGGGCAGGGCACAATATGCACCTGCGCGCCGACGGCACAGGGATGCGTGGCAAGGACGGCGAGGTCGGCGACTGGTCCCACGCTTGGCTGCCGACGCAGGACTTCCGCATCCCGGACTCGGTCATCGCGGTGACCCGCCAGCGCGGCAGCATCGGCGATGGCATCGACCATCCTGCTGTGTTCCCGGTAGGGCTGCCACAGTTCTTCATCAATGCATACACTGATGCAGGCGAGATCGTCCTCGAGCCGTTTGCCGGCTCTGGCACCACGATTCTCGCCGGTGAACTCACGGGTCGCCGGGTGCGCGCGGTCGAGCTCGCCCCCGCGTATGTGGACGTGGCCCTGCGCCGCTGGATGCAGCACCACCCGGACCGCGTGCCTGTGCTGGAAGGACACAGCCTGAACTTCGTCGAGGTGGCGGCCGAACGCCTGGGCAAGACGCAGGACACGGTCGGCTCGCCGTCGAGCGCAAGAATGCGTCGTGAATTGAGAAGTTCACATGCCTAGACTGAGCAGGGAAACCTGGGCGGACGTCCGCGCCGAGCGCGAGGCTGGCGCAAGCTTTGGCGCTCTTGCCGCCAAGTACGGGGTGGACAAGGCAGCCATCGTCCGGCGCGCCAAGGCCGAGGGGTGGGGTGACGGGCAGGACGTTGCGGAGATCATCCGCCGAAAAGTCACCGAAAAGCTCACCGGAACGTCACCCACAGCACCGGAGAAAAAGGCTGCGGCCATCGACGCCGCAGCGGACCGGGCTGCTGAGGTCATTCGACGGCATCAGGAGGAAACCAACGCCGCGCGCGAACGGCTCTACGCCGGGCTGAAGGCGCACAAGGCCGCCGTCACACGGGAAGACAAACTGCTGGCATTCGAAGACCTCAAGGCCGCCAAGATCGCCGCCGAGGCGCTTTCGATCATCCAGCGGCTGGAGCGGATCAACTGGGGGCTGGAGGAGGCGAGCGCCAAGCCTGAGATCGTGATCGAGCGGAGCTACGGGAAATGAGCGCATCGTGGATCGCCGACAGGATCGAGCACTGGCCCATCGAGCGGCTCGTGCCTTACGCGCGCAATGCCAGAACGCATTCAGACGCGCAGATCGCGCAGATCGCGGCGTCGATCGCCGAGTTCGGATTCACGAATCCGATCCTGGCCGGAAGTGACGGCGTGATCGTCGCCGGTCACGGGCGGCTCGCCGCAGCGCGCAAGCTTGGGTTGACAACTGTCCCTGTTGTTGTGCTCGATCATCTGACGCCCACCCAGCGGCGCGCGCTGGTGATCGCGGACAACCGCATCGCCGAGAACGCGGGGTGGGACGACGCGATGCTGCGGATCGAACTGGAGGAGATTCAGCAAGAAGGCCTCGATCTGGAGTTGACGGGGTTCGACGCGGACGCGCTGGACGAATTGCTTTCTGGCGTCGAGACAGAGCACGGCGGCCAGACAGACGACGACGCGGTGCCAGAGGCCCCCGAAGAACCAGTAACGAAGCCTGGCGACGTGTGGGTGCTCGGCTCCCATCGTTTGGTATGCGGGGACGCGACCACCGCCGATGCCTACGAGCTGCTGTTCAAGAACGGCGATCGCGCGGACATGGTATTCACCGACCCGCCATACAACGTGAACTATGCCAACAGCGCGAAGGACAAGCTGCGCGGCAAGCACCGTCCGATCCTCAACGACGCGCTGGGCGACGGGTTTGGGGACTTCCTGCATGATGCGATGACGCTCTTGATCGCCCACACCAAAGGCGCGATCTACGTGGCCATGTCCTCCAGCGAACTCGACACCCTGCAGGCGGCCTTCCGCGCCGCCGGCGGGCATTGGTCGACCTTCATCATCTGGTCCAAGAGCACCTTCACGCTGGGCCGCTCGGACTACCAGCGCCAGTACGAGCCGATCCTCTACGGCTGGCCTGAAGGAGCGCAGCGATACTGGTGCGGCGACCGCGACCAGAGCGACGTGTGGCCCTTCGACAAGCCGCACAAGAATGACCTTCACCCGACGATGAAGCCGGTCGAACTGATCGAGCGGGCGATCCGCAACTCCAGCCGTCCCGGTGATGTGGTTCTCGATCCCTTCGGCGGCTCGGGCAGCACCCTGATCGCCGCCGAGAAGTCTGGCCGCGTGGCGCGGCTGATCGAGCTTGATCCGAAGTACGTCGACGTGATCGTGCGCCGGTGGCAGGACTGGACCGGCAAGCAGGCGGTGCGTGAGGCGGATGGCGCAAAACTATGACACGCATCCGCATCCCGCCGATCGACCTGCACCAAGGCCAGCGCAGGGTGATTGCCGCGCCAGAGCGCTTCAAGGTGGTCAGCGCCGGACGCCGCTTCGGAAAAACGCTGCTCGCCATTGAGTGGCTCGCGCTGATGCAGGGCGGCGCGATCGACGGCCGGCCCGTCGCCTTCTTCTCGCCGACCTACAAGCTGCTGCTCGACGTGTGGGCGGAGATGGAGCGCACGCTGAAGCCTGTGACACGCAAGGCCAGCAGGTGGGAGATGCGCATCGAGCTCATCACGGGCGGCGTGATCGACTTCTGGACGCTCGAAGACCCGGACGCAGGCCGTGGCCGCAAGTACGCCCGCGTGGTGCTCGATGAGGCCGCGCACGCGCGCTACCTGAAGGACGCATGGGAGCAGGCCATCAGCCCGACGCTCACCGACTACGCTGGCGAGGCGTGGTTCATCAGCACGCCGAAGGGCATGAACTACTTCCACGAGCTGTTCCGGCGCGGAGGCGATCCGGCATTCCCGGAATGGGCAAGCTTTCACATGCCCACGAGCGTCAATCCGCACATCGACCCGGACGAGATCGAGCAGAGGCGCGACGAGCTGCCCGATCTGGTGTTCCGGCAGGAGTACCTCGCCGAGTTCGTCACGTTCGGCGGCGGGCTGGTCAAGCCGGAGATGATCGCGGACGCATCGTGCCCGCACGGCCTGCCGGTGGTGCTCGGTGTGGACCTCGCAATCAGCGAGCGCGAGGGCGCGGACTATACCGCCATCGTCGCACTCGCGCGCGACCCGGAAACCGGCGTGGTCTACGTCAAGGAGGCCGAGCGGCACCGGTGCGGATTCCACGAGGTGCTTCAGCGCATCACGTCGGCGGCTGCGCGACACAACCCGATCCTGATCGCGGTCGAGCAGACGCAGTACCAGGCCGCCGTGGTGCAGGAGCTGCTGCGAACGACGAAGCTACCCGTGCGCGGCATCAAGCCGGACCGCGACAAGCTGACGCGCTTCCTGCCGGTGCTCACGCGCTACGAGCAGCGCATGGTGCGGCATGACCCGTCCGGCGTGCCCGCGTGGTTCCGCGATGAGCTGCTTGCGTTCCCGGAAAGCGACCATGACGACGGCGTGGACGCGCTCAGTTACGCATTTGCCGGCATCACCTCGGCGGTCGTATCCTACGCCTACGAGTCAGTCTGGGCGCGCAGGTGGTCGGGCCGCGCCGCCGCACCGGTGCCCGACGGTGACGACGCGAACAGGTGGAGCGGATACTGATGGCACTCGACAAGGCCGCACTCAGGAGCGAGATTGCTGCGCCGGCGCTGACCGGCTTCCGTCAGGCGTGGACGTGGCGTCCACTGGCAAGCCTCACGCCCGCGCAGGTGGCCGACATCCTGCGCCGCGCCGCCCTTGGCGACGCGCACGACTTCCTGATCGCCGCCGCCGACATCGAGGAGAAAGACCTCCACTACCGCGCTGTGCTGCAGACCCGCAAGCTTGCTGTGGCAGGGCTTCCGTGGGACGTGCAGCCTGCTGACGAGTCGCGCGCAGCGAAGAAGGCCGCCGGCCTCGCTCGCAGCGTGCTCGAAGCCATCGACCTGCCGGAGCTTGCGGTGCAGATGCTCGATGCGCTGTCCAAGGGCTACTCCGTCGCTGAGATCGTCTGGGCCACCGACGGCCCGACGTGGACGCCTGCCGCGATCCTGCCGCGCGAGCCGCAGTGGTTCCGCTTCGACCGCGAGACCGGGCGCGATCTGCGCCTCGTCGATGGCACGCCCGACGGGCAGCCGGTGCCGCTGTACAAGTTCATTCTGCACACGCCGCGCATCGTGGCCGGGATCCCGATCATGGGCGGACTGGCGCGCTCGGCGTTGTGGGCATGGGTGTTCAAGTCCTACGCGCTGCGCGATTGGGCTGCGTTCGCCGAGCTCTACGGCCAGCCGATTCGCCTTGGCAAGTACGGGCCGGCTGCCACGCGCGAGGACATCGCCGTACTGAAGCAGGCGGTGTTCCAGATCGGCTCGGACGCTGGCGCGGTAATCCCGGAGAGCATGGCGCTGGAGATCGTCGAAAGCGGCGCCAAGAGCGCGTCGGCGGACCTGTACCAGCGCCTGATCGAATATCTGGACCGGCAGGTCAGCAAGGCCGTGCTTGGGCAGACGCTGACGACCGACCAGGGATCGAGCGGCAGCCTCGCGCAGGCCAGCGTGCACAATGAGGTGCGCGCCGATCTGCTGCGCGCCGATGCCCGCGCGCTTGTCGCAACGCTTGCGCGCGACCTGATCGCGCCGCTCATCGCGCTCAACATGCCCGATGCGCCATTGCCGAAGCTCACGCTGATGGTGGAGGAGCCGGAGGACATGGCGGCGCTGGCCGATCAACTGGCGAAACTCGTGCCGCTTGGCATGCCAATTCCGCAGGCGTGGGTGAGGGAGAAGTGGAGCATCCCGGAGGCCGCGCCGGGCGAGCCAGTGCTTGGGCAGCCTGCGCGAGCACCAGCGCCCGCGCCCGCGCCTGACACCGGGCAGGCCCAGCAGGCCGCGCATGCTGCCGCCGCCGCTGCTGATCCGACACCCATCGACCTGCAGGCCGACCGCATGGCCGTCGAGACCGCGCCGGCGTGGGCCTCGATCATGGACGGCATCAAGCGCATCGTGGACGACGCCAAGAGCC